TCTTTCAAATTGTGCATGAGCTTCCGGAATAGAAAATCGGAATAGTGCACCCTTTGAACTTGCTTCGGCTGTTTTAAGAGCCTGGCAAATCGGTAAAAGCCCTTTGACCACACACCTTCAATATCGGTGTGAAGCCATGAGTCAAAGACTTCATCTGAGAATGGACCCCACAAAAGAAATTGCTTGGGGACCCAGCTCAAAATCAGTTTACAACACTCAGGTTCAACGATACCAAACCTGAGGTCAAGACTCCTTTTTAGCCGATTGAAATCGACAAAAAGATCTTGGACTGTTACTGGGGGTGTCGAAAGAAACACCGGCCTTATACTAAGACCATGGAACCAGTCGGATCCACAACTTTCACGAACCGGCCCTTTGTTAAAGGACTTGGGCGCGTTCACTGTGAACCCAGCAAGATTAAGACCAGCAGTTACTGACTCAAAAAGCTCAGTAGGGACAATCAAGTCATCCCCGAAGACTGCTGAATCAAAACCAAACTTCGGTTTTCTGCCATTTGTTTTAAACACCGCGTAGATAATAGCGGCGAAAATGGCTGATTCCAACGCAAACGTATACCCGTTTCCCATGGACGACATCTTCTCATATTGCAGAAGGCTGCCGTCGCTTAGGAGCCCAGAAGGGGCCCTTAGCTTACAGAGGAAAAGGTACCAATCGGCAGGAAGGAGAAGCTCACAGACTTTCATGGAAATGGAGTCTGAGGCTGCGGATAAATCCAGGGTCGCAAGACCCCCGGTTACCGCACCTAACCTTGCCAACCTTTGATTAATCCCTTGATCGTCTAGATCAATGCCCCAGCGTTTAAGGCGTTTTCGGATTACTCCGTCTACACCAAGCTGAAGCATGAGATTCATCGCGGGTTCGATTGCGATTGAACGCGAGATTTTCGCGTTTTTTGGCACGAAAGTCACACGGTTATGGTCCACCAGGTTAAAGGTGGATTCCCAGAACACCTCGTTATCTATCGGGTAGTGCTGAGGAATTTTGTTCCTCTCCCGGTAAGATTCGTAGAGCGCCCCGAGCCAGCGTTTATCACGCTGGATCATAACACGGGCATAACCGACTGCAGACCTCGTACAGCTATACGGCCAATTGTGGTATTTGTCAAAACTACCACATAGGCCATTTTTGGTGTCGAGGTTGGAGCCGGGACCATGACGTGAACCGTCGCACACTTCCCTCATGGGAACAGATGTGCCTAGCAACTTCAAAAGAAAGGATCTTGCATATGTAAAAACATCTATTGCAAAATCCGTTTTACCCCACGACAACCGCTTATGATTTTCACGGTTGTAACGCGCACAAACCTCTTCTGCTTGCATAAATTTCTCAAGTGCAAGCGAGTCAAGGGATGTGTCCTTTTCAGGAAGGTACTTCTTGAGAAGGCTTGCTACCTGGTAGCGGGCCTTCAATTTCTGAAAGTCCGCATCCTCACTACAAGGGCCAATACTCTGTAGGCCCCAGCAGTCATCCAAAAGAAGGTAAGCCGCTAGATCCCTGGTTCTTATAACCAAGGTAAGCAGCTCAACATCTTCTGGGCTGAGATAGCCTTTTAGATCATCTACGAGGGCTGTCAAAAGCTTCCAATGGTACTGCTTAGAAACCTTAACCCGGGTATCAACCCGAGAACCCCTGTCATTTCGTTTCTTATCTTTCATAAGAGACTCCTCCGAGATCAACGCCAAAGGACCTGTTTCAGGGCCTTGAGCAGTTTTAGGATTTTTAGGCAGATTTTACATGCCTTTATCACGGCGACCATGGGTCTACACCTATACGAGGTTGTAGTGCACCAGGTCGTTCATGATATCGTCCTGATCAAGGAGTGCAATGACGCGCTGGCGAGCGATGATTTCGTCAGCGATTGAAACACCGATGGGGACCGAAAATGAGACCTCGATAATAACCGGGGCCACAACAGGGTCACCATTAGGTGCAGTCACCGTTTTGTCCATCGTGAATTTCACGGCGGATTTCTGGACACCCCTAAAAGTCGGGGTGGGCTTAGCCGCAGTCCGATAAAACTGGAGCAGATCTCTGCTCTGCGGATCGTGGTCTTCGCCCTGGAACGTTGACCTGTTTTCATAGGTCGAAGAACGTTCATAGTCGTAGTCGGTGAAGTTCCCATCGTTTATCAAATCAACGGGAAGGGTGATGTCATTGTCGATCATGGTTTTTTCTCCTACTTTTAAGTTTGAGTTAAGCCGATCGTAAGGGAATGTTTCCCCTCGCTGTAAGAATATTCTTACAGATGATGGCAAGGTCTGTGATCTTTAGCAGATCGAGATTAACCTCAATATGAGGCGTCAAAGAACGAACAGGATCCGGTATACGAGTCACGTTGGTAGTTGTTTTTACCTTCATGGCCTTGGAAACTTCCGCGTTGTCAAAGGTATCCCACGCATGTGGGAATGCCCAAGGACTAGGCGGAGTGCCAGACGATACCTGATCAAGTTCGACGCTTACAGACTGGATAACCGAAGAAGTTACGGTAACCCAGGAGGCGAGCACGGTTGAACCGTACTTTGGGGCCCAAGCTAGAATGGTAGAGCCAAAATTGGCAAACCAATCCAATATAAACGAGAATGGCACAAGTTCCCACATTGTTTCGGGAATAGCGTCAATACCCATTCGCTTCCAGATCGTTAGATCGTCGAGCTTGGTTAGCACTCCTGCGCGCGCATCAACGGTAGCTGTTGACTTCTTTAGAAGTTTCAGCTTTAGATCTCCGTTGCAGTAGGTGTCAAAGTTTCCTCCTCCATGTGGCAAATACTGATGCCAGTAGGATTCGGATAACTCATCACTTTCTGTTTTAGACGCATAACCGCGAAAAGTATACCTGTCTTGCTTCTGTTTGCTCTCGAAGAGCTCCAGTATGCCACAGATATCATAATACAGCGGTCGCAGGTTGTAACGGGCATTCATATAGAGATCTTCTATCTCTGAATATGCCTTTTTCACGTCACTGAACTTCACACGCTTACCAGATTTGCCGAGTTTCTTCAGATCCCTAGGGGACCTGAGATACAAGGCATAAAAAATCTTGTACACGGTTCCGAGCAGCTTCGTTAAGTCCGTTACGGTTTTACCGGATTCGGCCAGCGCAGCTAAGACGAGTATCTCACTATGAGATATCCGCCTCCATGCTTCGGACACAGCTATGTCCTTAACAGCGCCAAATTCCAACGGGTCAATGGGTAAATACCCACTGCCAGCGGAAGATCCTGCACATAACCAATCAACACTGGCGTCGCCATAGTGGCGGCTATCAACGCAATCGGTATAGTGCTGGGACCAGTCGCTTTGGTCGTAACTACAGACAGTGCGTCTGTAACGAACATCTACCTTTCCAGGCAGATGCGTTTCAATCACGGCGTTGGACTCCATCGGGTTGTTAAAGATCTGCCCTAGAGCAGACCTTCTATAAAACTCGGGGATGACAACGTCTTTCATGAGTTTCGTCCTGGCGACGGGAATAATACTAGCGGGAATCACAGTCGAGGTCCAATTCATTGTACCTGGATAGTAAAACCCATTCTGCGTATCCACGCCGTAATCTCGATGTAAACTGAGATCGACGGGGTCGTCAGATGTATTCTGCTCCCTAACCCTCATAGTTCTGTACCTCCATATGAGGCACAGTCTAAAACTGGCCATGAAGCGGGCCTCAATCGCTTCACAACCTCTCAATGCACCTTAACAGCTGCAATGAGATCGTGGGACAATGTCCCCAGG